CCTGGCTGCGGACCTTGTCAGCCAGCCCGCCGCCCTTGGGCATCGCGTCGGCGATCGCTGCAAGGATGCGGTCACCCACCGGCTTGGCCGCGGCCCGGAGGTCGCGCCGCATCTCCAGCACGACCTTCTTGTTGTCCGGGCCGAGGAGCTTCGCGGCTTCCTTGCGATACTCCTCGGTCCGGACCTCAAGCCTGGACATCGGACTACAGCGCCGCGTCGCCGGTGCGGTTGACCTGCCAGGCGGCCTGCGTCGACGCCGCGGTCTTGACTGCCCGGTAGGAGATCGACGTCGCCGGCTTCTGGCCGTCGGCGTTCGACTTCACCGGGTCGGTGATCTGCAGCGCCGGCGTCACGAACTGGTGCACGTCGGTGCCGGTCGTGAAGCCGACCACCAACGGGAACGAACCGTTCGCGAGGTAGGTCGCCTTCAGGGCTGCGATCGCCGCGACATAGTCGGCGTCAATCGTGCCCGTGATCAGCTGCTTCATCACCGGCGGCTGGTTCTTGCGACCGGAGTTGTTCGCCCGGAAGTCCTCGGCGTCGATGACGTTCTCGATCTTCATCGACCAGGACTTGATCCCGTCCAGCGGAGTGACAGAGGAGCCGAGCGCGACCGTGGTCGGCTCGGTGACCGTTCCCGTCGACGCAGCGAGGCCTTCGCGATGACGGTCGACATCGTGCGGAAGTCCCACTCGATGGTCATCATCAGGACGCCCTTGTTCTCCATCTTGAACTCGATGGACTTCACGATGCAGCCGATGTAGGTCTCCACGTCGTAGGTCGCGCCGTCCCACTGGGGCTTCGCGAGCTGCAGGGTGGGCGCGTCGAAGAACTGCGACAGGCTCGGGGTGAACACCTGCTGGTACAGGCCGGCGGAGACCAGCGTCGATGCGCCGGCGCCCCACGCGCTCTTGTAGATGCGCCCGAATCCCTTGGCCTTGACCTCGTGCTCGATCGGCCCGCCGCCAGTCTCAGAAGCCCGGTAGGAGTCGGTGTCGAGCTGGATCGAACCGGGGTTCAGGACCTCGCTCACGCCGTCGTCAGGGGTGAAGACCAGGCCGGGGTCACCGACGTAGCCGTGAAGCCGGTCGAGGGTCGCTGCGGTGTCGTAGGCGCCCTGCGGCGCGGACGATGCGAGCTGTGCGTCGCGGTATCCCATGATCAGGCTCCCTTCTTCTTCGGGGTGACGATCGTTCCGGCGGTGTCCGGGACGAACAGTTCAGGGCCGGCCTCGCCGACGAAGGGCGATGGGTCCTCGATGCCGGAGGCCTGCCGCAGCTCGGCGAGATGGTCGGCGAGGAACTTGTCGCGGAGGGCGACGTCCTCGGCGACGGCGTCGGCGGGCAGCCCCCAGTTCGAGGGCTGGATCAGGAGCAGGGCAGCAACCTCGGGTGGGACGTCGACCACCTCCTCGAACTTCACCAGGCGCATCCCGAGGGCGGCGACCTTGAAGTCGTTGTGCTGGTCGTCTTGGTTCTGGATCTTCATCGGTTTTGATCTCCTCAGGTGGTCGCTTGGTAGGCGAGGCGGAACAGCAGGTAGGCGGTGCACCCGCCATCGACCCGGAAGGTCGAGAGTTCGTAGGACGAGAGCTTCAGCTCCCACAGGCCGGTGACCCCGAGCAGGTCCATGTCGGAGTAGTTGTCGATGACGAACTCACCGACCGCGGAGCGCAGGGCGAACACGTTGGTGATCACCTCGGACATGTCATCGGAGCCGCTCACCGACCAGGCCGAGAGGGAGATCTCGCCGACGTCATCGAACCCATCCCGGGTCATCGACGTGCGCCAGTCGGTCCCGCCAGTAGCCGCCACGCTCGGGGCGTTCGCCCCCGGATCCGTCACGCCGATCCCGAGGTAGTCGCCGCTAGACAGGCCAGCCGGGTCGCTCAGCGAGATCTCGGCGTCGATCACCTCGGGCAGCTGGGCGTATAGGGTGAACATCAGGTCGGGAGCGACCGAGAAGCGCGAGCCGGCCATCAGCCGATCCTCGGCACGAGCATGTAGTCACGGCCAGCCTCGAGCGCCGGGAACGGCACAAGGAAGCCGACCGGATCGGTGCCACTAGCGGATCGGAACTTGCCCACCGTCTTCAGCCATTGCTGGCCAATGTGCAGTGCCATCGAGCGCGCCCAGGCGGGAGCGACCGGACTTGGCGCGGTGGCGTCGTAGTAGCCGATGTCGTAGGTCACCAGCAGGCTGCGCCATTGCCGGTAGCCGTCGCGCCGCTTGAGCAGCTGGCCGTCCCAGCGCCACAGGGTGAGGTCCTGCGCGACGCCCGTGCGGTACTCGGTGATGCTGGTCACGCCCCGGGTCGCGGGGTAGCTCAGGCACATCCCGGTGGAGCCGTAGACCTCCACGAGCTCGTCGGTGATCGTCGTGTAGGCGATAGGCCCGCAGAGCTCCTCGACCTTCCCGCACGCGACGTCGGCGGCCAGGCTGAGCAGCTCGTCATCCCCGGCCTTCTGGTTGCCCACGAAGGACCGCAGGCTGTCGGTGGTGATCCAAGCCATGCTGGCCTCCTAAGCCGAAGGCCCGGGGCCGGCGCTTCGTGGGCGCCGGCCCCGGGGAGTTGGGATCGGATCAGGCGGTCGGGGTGACCTGGAAGGTCTTGAAGGCGTTCGCGTCCTGCAGGGTGCCGTCGAACCGTGCGAAGCCGAAGAACCCGACCTGCAGGGAGTCGGCGTAGCGCTCGACGAGCCGGAGGATCTGGACGCCGGCGGTCTCACGGACGATGTACGCCGACTTGATCGAGCCGTACCCGAGCGACTTGGCGTTCTGCGCGACGGTCGCCATGTCCGGGTTGATCAGCACGGGGCGGCCGATCAGGGTGTCGGGCACGTTGGCCTGGAGCGCGGGCTCCCAGATCGGGCGACCCGTGGTGTCGACGAGCTTGCGGATCGCCTTGCGGGACGTCTGGTGCATCATCCACTTGCAGTTGGGATCGTTGCCGTACGCCGGGTCAAGCGACTCCATCAGGTCGATCAGGTTGGTGTACTGGATGCCGCCCGTGGTCGCGAAGGAGCCGGTGCCGGTGACCGCAGCAGCGGGGACGGTGATGCCGTCCGGCTGCGTGGTGCCGACACCCACGGTCGCGTGGTTGTTGAGGATGCGGCCGAGACGCTGGCCGATCTTCTTCGCCAGCCAGGTGTCCGCGTTCGGGCTGTCCTGCATGAACTGCAGCGACGCGAGGATCAGCTTGGAGGTGTACATGTACGCCTCGAGCTGGCCCTGACCGTAGGTCACGTCCTGCGCCGTGATGGTCGCGTTCTCAGCGAGCAGCGCGCCCATGTTGCCGGTGTCGTCGTTCGTCGGCCAGTTCATGATCGCGCCGGTGTCGGTGGTGATGTTCTCCGACTCGTCGAGCATCGGACCGTAGTACTTCATGGTCTCGATGACAGTCGCACGGAACAGCGGGGCGACGGTGAAGCCACCGGCAACACCGGTGCCAACGCCGGCAGCGTTGCTGATCCGCTTGTCCTGCGCGAACCGGGCCTGCATGATCTGGCGGGGGTCGCCCTCCATGTCGTTCAGGCCGTAGCGGAGGAACTGGCTGAAGGCGTTCTCGAACTTGGCGTCGTCGGTGTCGACGGGGCCGGTGCCGGTGTAGAGGCCGGGGTGGTTCTCGAACTTCTTCTCCAGGGAGGCGTCGAGCTTGGCTTCCTTCTCGTCCCGCTCGATGCGGTTGGTCAGGCTCTCGAGGTCCTTCTCCATCTTCTCGTAGGATGCGGTCTCCTCGCCGTCGAAGTCCCGGTTGGCGTTCCGGGCGGTGGCGTTGAGAGCCTTCATCTGCTCCCAGATGGTGGCCCGCTCTGCGAGCAGCGTCATCGTGTCAGACACGGTTGTTCCTTTCTTCCCGCATGCGGGCTTTCCCGGTTGGCCTGATGCCTTCCGGGTGGTTGGGGGTGGGGGTGGGGGATGCCTCAGTCGAGGCCGTAGAACCTGCGCAGACCCTCTGCGTGTGCAGCGAGGCGGGCGGGGTAGGTGTTCTTCGCGGCGGGCTTGGTGGTGCAGCCGTCAGAGCAGCAGTCGGGGCCACATCCGCAGTCCGGTCCGCACGCATCGCCGCCCGTGCAGTTGGGGGGGCAGCACCCGCCACAGGTGGGCAGGAATGCCTGCGGGTCCTCGGTGTCCTCGAGTGCGATCGAGTCGGCCAGCCCTGCGGCCACGGCCTCCTCGGCGGAGTACCAGGACTCGGCGAGCATGGCGGTGCGCCAGTCGGCCACCTTGCCGCCAGACTTCGCCGCGTAGACCTCGGCGATGCTGTCGGAGATCCGGTCGAGCAGGTCGGCACACTTGCGCATGTCGCCCGCGTTGCCGACCTCGAGCCCCATCGCGTCGTGGATCATCAACTGCGACTGCGGCCCCATGATCAGGGTGTCGGCAGAGCAGGCGATGAAGCTGGCCGCGCTGGCTGCGATGCCGTCCACGATCACGACGACTTCTGCGGTGTGGGCGCGGAGCATGTTCATGATGGTCACGCCCTCGAACACGACGCCGCCGGGGCAGTTGACGTGGAGTTCGATGGTGGTCGTGTCGGCGGGCAGCGTCGCCAGTGCGTTGGCGAACTCCTTCGCGGACATCCCCCAGTCGCCACCCCAGTCGTCGATCGGGTCGTACAGGCGCAGGATCGCGGTGCCTGCGCCGGCAGACTCCACGGGCATGTAGTTGAGGACCGACGCACGGGTGCCCGGCTTCGGAATGGAATCGCGGAAGCGGTAGTTCATCAGGCTCCTTCGGGGGGTGTGGCGGGGGTGCCGTCAGTGGTGCCGAGGCCGCCCATGTTGAGCGGGCGGTAGCGGACATCGCCGCCATCAACGGGGGGCAGTTCCTCGAACCGGCGGATGTCGTTCGTGGAGAACACGCCCATGTCCCACATCTGCTTGTAGAAGGCGCCGCGGGCAGCCGAGTCGCCACGGAGCAGACCCTCGACGGAGAAGCGGGCATACACCGGCTCCGGGGTGATGAGCTTCGTGAAGCGCTGCTCGAACCGGGTCAGCCAGGACCGCAGTGTGTAGACCAGGAAGCCGATGCCCTGCTGCTCGATGCCGCTACCCCAGCTCGTCGTCTTGTCGACGTCCATGAGCATGTGCGGGGGCACGCCGAACCAGCGCGCGATCTCGTCAATCTGGAAGGCGCGCGTCTCAAGGAACTGCGCATCCTCCGGCGGGATCGTGAGTTGCTGATACTTGAGGCCGCCGTCGAGGAAGATCGTGTCGAACGCCTTGTCCAGCCCGGAGCGCTTCTGCTTCCACTCAGCCGAGAGCGCCTTCATCTGCTTCTCATTGAGGCTGCCCTCGGTGGTCACGATGCCGGTGGAGAGTGCACCGTTCGCGAACAGGCGGGCGCCGAACTCCTCAGCGGCCAACGCCAAGCCGAGACCCTGACGTGCGGCCTGAATCGCAGACAGGCCCCTGAGTCCGTCGTAGCCGAAGCCGGGGATGTGGAACACGCGCGCCCGGTCGTTGGTGCCACGCATGTCGGCATCGACGAACTCGCCCGGCATGCCGTCGATCGTGTAGACCTTGTCGCCAGCCTCGGTGCGTTTCGGCCACACGCGCGACGGGTGCAGCGGGATCAGCGTCGGCTGGTTCTTCATGTTGAAGCTGAGGAACAGGTAGGCGTTGCCCCACAGCAGGACGTGGGTCGTGATCAGTTCCATCAGCTCGAACTGCGTCATGTCGGGGTGGGGATTGGCGAGCAGGGTCGCGGCGCGGCCACTGGTGACCATCACGCGCGAGTCGCCGTCTGCACGGTAGGCGTGGATGGGCAGCGCCGCGATCGTGCCTGCGATCAGGTTCACGGCACGCCAGACAGCGGCGATGGTGAGTGACTTCTGCTCGTTGACGAACGGGCCGGCGTTGGTGTGCCCGCCACCGTTGATGTACTTGACGACCTCCTGCGAGGAGATCGGGATCAGCGGGTTCTCCAGCGAGTTGCGGACTAGTGGAGCGAATCGGCTCACTTCACCTCACCCCCTTCTGGCTTGCTCGGTTCGGGTGTGAGTGCGTCCGTTCGGATCAGCAGGGCGCCGGCAGTGATGGCCAGGGGGGCGAACGCGACCAGCGCCCACAGCCACGACGCGAGCAGCCAGACGGCCACGACGATGGCCGCACAGCCGAGGACGACGAGGGTGATTCCGAGGTTCTCCATGGGACCTCCGTTCACCAGATGTGCGGACCGGAACCTGCCGAGATGGCCAGCCATGCGGCGGCAGTTGCAGCAACGAGCGGGGTGATGTCTGCGGTGGACTTCATGCGGCCCCACGTCCACAGGCCCTCGTCCGAGTTACGTTTCGCACCCGCGCCAGCGGCGAGGGTCAGGTTGCGCTGTCCGATGTGCACGATCTCGTCCGTGCCGAGCCGGGTCACCAGCGAGACACACGCCTTCGCATAGTCGGAACGCTTCATCAGTTCGACAGTCACGCCCGCCTCACGGAGCGCCGGGATCAGCGCCTCAGCAGCCGAGCCCTCGACGATGTGGACCGTGATCTCCTGCCCGACCCTTGCGAGGTGCGGGACTACCCAGTCGATTCCGTCGCGGTGGTCGAGGGTGATGCCGTCCGAGGTGATCTCGATCTGCGTCTGGCCGGCATCCGTCTGGCCGGCGGCAACGATGCAGGCAGAGGTGGACATCGGGGCCACGTCGAGCACGAAGAACGGTTCGCCCGTGATGACTAACTCGGGAATCTCGCGGTTCGCCCACGCCTTCTGAGTGATGACCGACCAGCGGAGAGCGATGGCTGAGCCGTCATCCCAGATGCCCAGACCCTCGCGCCGGAACGATGCGAGTCCGAGGAACTTGAGCATGCGCAGGATCGCCGCTCGAGGTGTGCGCTTCGGGAAGCTCGGGTTCGCGCGGGCAACCTGCGCCCAGTCGACGAAGCCCTTGGCCCAGGTCAGCGGGTCGGTCTTGGGGTCGGCGCCCATCTCGATGTAGAGGGTGTCTTCGGACTCTCCGTCGAGAGCCTCGCGGCGAGCTCGGGCGAACACCTCACCAGCATCGGTCGGACGCGGCGGGGTGCCGGTCATGATGATCAGCGGATTCTTGGACTGGTTCGTCGTCGGGACCATGTCATCCATGGCCTTCTCCGTGAGCCGCTGCGCCTCGTCGAGCACGAGGATGTCCACCTCGGAGAAGCCCAGGCCGAAGCCACGTTCACGGGCACCGAACAGGATGCGCGAGCCGTTGTTGAACATGATCGCTTCATCGCCGGAACCCTGCGGGGTCGACTCGATGAACGGCTTGATGGCCTTCCGACGGGCGAACCCCTGCATCGATCGGAAGGTCTCGGCCGCGGTCTTGAGCCGGTGTGCCGTCCAGATGACAGTCAGTCCGGGGATCAGCATGCAGAGCGCGAACACAATCGCGCCGATCATGAACGTCTTGCCGACCTGCCGCGGGATCGACATCACCACGCCACCGATGCCGGCGGCATAGAGACCGTCCTCGCGCTTCGCCAGAATGCAACGGCCTACGCCGTCCTGCCAGCGGTCGAACCTGATGCCCAGATCGCGGAGCTTGTCACGCACCGCCGGCCAGCCCGTCGACGTGATGCCGATGGGCAAGACCAGCTCGCGGGCAACCTCAGATAGCCTCGGTGGACCACTCGTCGTCGGAGGCTGCCTCGGAGTGCTCATCGGTCTCCTGCTTCGCCTGGACCTTGAACTCCCTGATCTCCTTGGCGATGTCGTCCAGTCGCTTGGTCAGCGAGGCGAGGTCGCGAGGCGGGCAAGTGTCGGATGAGACGGCGACCGCGATCCGGTCACGCATCGCAACGAGCAGCGCCAGATGATCGCCGGACTCAGCGGCATCGGCGACCGAGTCGTACTTAACCTCGGGAGCAAGTTCGTCATCCCGAACCGCACGAAGGGCAGGCTTCGATGACATGGCGCCTCCCGCGGTGGGTGTGGAAAACTTTGATAGGTAAAAAACGCGGCCGGGGCTGGGTCTTGGG